TCCTGGTGTTCTGGCGGGTGATCTGTTCGAGTTGGGCCCGCGCTTCCGTCGCGGCACGCTGGGCCTTCTCGAGTTCGGTGAGGTTTGCCTGCTCGATCTTGTCGAGCTTGGCCTGAAGATCGGCGGCTGCCGTCTCTGCCGACTTGCGTGCTGCCCGTTCTGCGGCCAGCGCCTTCTCGCCGTTGGGACCGAGGGGCTTGTCGGCAGGCTCGCCCTGCACCTCGACTGCCTCAGTGGCTTCGGCTGTTGCTACAGACTGCTCCGACATTGGTTCTCCCGAATCGCTCGGCGGGTGAACCCGACACCGCATCGCGCGGGCGGGGGAAAGAGAGGGTCAGAGGACCCAGCCATACAGGCGGAGCAGGCGCTCCTGGTCGACGCGGTCCTTCGCGATCTGCGCAATGGACTCGGGCATCAGGCGGGGGGCGCGCAACTGCGTGTAGCGCCCGTTCTTCGCCGCGCCAGCAGCCTTGACGTAATCGGCGCGCGACATGCTCTTGTACGCGAGACCGCGGCGCGTCGTGCCCTCGGTCGTGTACTTGACCGTTCGCCCGTAGACCTGCGCCGGGCGAACGCCCCACGAGTCGCGGTAGGCATTGATGACCTGCGTCGGGTCGGCGCCGAACTCCCGCACAGCCTCCGCGTTGGACTTCGACCCCATGAGACGGATCTGCCCAGCCTCGTCAAGAGAATCGAAGTATGAGTTGACGTCCACCGTCATGTCGCCACCGACCGACTCCGACGCCGGGATGTTGCGGCAGTCGCAGCCGGGGTGACGCTGAAACGCAACCTGTGCGCGCGTCCACTTCCCGGCGAGCACCGCACACCTGCCGCACGACGGCGGCGTCAACATGCGGACATACCCGGCGACATGCCGGGACTGCATCGCCAGCGACTCCGACGCCCTGCCCGTATCGGACAGCAGCGTTCCCATCGCCGTCGACAACCACTGACCGCCAGACACCAGCGCTTCAGCCACTGTCGCGCCTGAGCCGACTGATGCCTTGGCGTGAGTTACCGCCCCGTAGAGCAGGCCCTCGGTCGGCAGGCCATCGCCAGCCGTCCCAACCAGCGAGTAGGCATCGACCGTGAAGCGAGGCGCGATCGACGCGACCTGCCCCGTCTGCGCCAGAACCGCCGGGATGTACGCCTGTGCGCCCTCGAGCACGCGAGACTGTGCGAGATCCGCGACACGCAGCAGGGACGGCTCGATGGCCGAATATGACGCGTCGAAGTCCTGCCCCATGCCCCGCCACAACTTCGACGCTGCACGCGCCGCGGCGGTGATCTCGGCGCGCTGATCTACCGCGTAAGACTCAGCCGACGACGGGAGTTGCTGAAGCATCTGCCGCCACCTTCGCCGCCGCGTCCTTCGCTGCCAGGATTACCGCATACGGGTCGGCCTCAAGTGCCTCACGGCGCATGTACTCGCGCTCCTTGGCCTTGCGAGACTCAGACCACCCGAGCTCATCCCAGTAGCCCTCGCGCGACAGGACGCCCGCCGCCTTACGCTTCGCCAGCGCGTCCTCACGCTGCGAAACCGTCGGGGTCGCCGGGTCGAACCAGTCCAAGAACACGCGGTTGCCGCTCGGCCAAGAGCCCGTCGCGATACGAAGGGCAAGCGCGCCGACCCAGCCGAGCGAGACGCCAAGCTGCTCGTTCTGCGCCTCGACGCTGCGGACCAGGCCGGCCTCGTCGGCATGAATGGCGCCCTCAGCCGGCGGGTTCGCCGTCGTCAGGCCCCAATAGCGCGCCGGGAACCCGGTGATAACCGACGCCTGCTTGCCGTAGATCGTCAGCGACGTCTCGAAGTTCTTGAGATCCGCGGCGCTGAGCTGCCCGACCTTCGCGTCAGACTTCGTCAGCATGTGGATCGCGTCGAAGTACGCCTCGAACATCGGGATCGGCTTGCCATCCGCGTCGATAAAGTCGCCCTTGGACACGCCCGTCATGAACATGCGCGGGATGCCATGGGCCTCCTGCGCGAACTGAAGGTTAGTCAGCGAGCGCGCTGTGCCATCGACAAGAGGGATCAGGTCGGTGAGCTGAGACTCACCATTCCAGTCGCCCGACATGCGCCGGTTCAGGTGCATGACGACAGGAACCTGCCCGAGCTTGTGAACATCACGCGCCGACTCGACCCACTTGCCGCCGACCCGTTCCGCCCACACCGTCGAATCCGGCGTCATCAGCGTCACGTACCGCGCCTGCGGGTCGTTCGAGTTGTCAGCCGCACCGTAGATCCGGGCCGCGGACGTGATGCGCTCACTCACAACGTCCACGAACGCCGACATCTCACGCGGCGACTCAACCCGAATCCACGGCAGGCTAGGATCATCCATGTTCGCACCCACCGACATGAACGCGCGCCCATACACCATGCGATCGGTGTTGAACATGGCCAGGTGAGCCGGGAAGTTCGACGCCGCCGCGATCTCCTCAAGGCGAGGGTTCGCCGTGTCATCGCCAGGAACGATGAACGAACGAACCTGCTGCCGGTCGTTGATCGTGTCAACATACGTCCGGCACCAGTTCGCGATCACCAGGAAACGGCGCATCGACGGCGGGATGGCCATGCCAAGCTGCTCGACACGCTGGCGGCCGCGGTAGTACCGCCACATCAACTCGTCCTTGCCGGAACGGTACGCCAGATCGGCCTCGTGCCTCGCGATAAGGGCGAGTTCTGCAGAAGTAAGCGCCACGTCGCCCCCCTCTCTGTTTTAGCGAGGCAGGCGGAAATACGCCGACTCGGTCTCCAACCATCCGTCGGCGCGCATATCCGCCGCAGCCTCATGAGCAAGAACGTCAGCCATCAACACGTCGATCTTCTGCGGATCAGACGGCTTGCCGAGAATGTATTTGTCGCCCGGCTTCGCGATCTTCCGCGCATTCAGAGCATGGGACTTCGCCGTCACATCACCGTCATGAGTCGTCGAACCCTCGGCGGTGTCCTCGAGCAGCCTCACGAGCGCGTCAAACATGCGGTTGATCTGGTTCGTAGGCCACTGCACGATGACGTCCTCGCCGTGCTCGAGCGCCCACGCATCGGCCTGCGTCTCCCAATACCTAGGGTCGACGTAGACGCGCGCCACCTTGTATCGCGCGAACAACTCCGACACGGCAGCGGTAACCTCACCGCGCGGGATGCGACCGCCCCACTCGTCAGGCGCCCACACCGTCGGCCGCGAATCAGGGCCATACGTCGGGGTGAATCGGTAGCCGTCGACCGTCTCGGCACGAAGCGCCGTCCAGTCTCCCGACCGCGAACCGTCGAACCCGAGAGCAACCCGAGCGCCCGCCGGAGCCTCGCCGGCCGGGGCGGCAGAGCCATCCCACAGCGCCTCGACCATGTACGAACCGAGGCCCTGAACCAGCCGGTTACCGAAGAACCGCTCAGCCTGTGCCGGGTCTGTCTCGGCGAGCTCAGCGGCCTCAGCGTCGATCGACGTCGGGTCGACCCACGGAGAGTCCGCGTAGACGTAGGCATGGATCTTGCGGCGGTCCCGCTTGTTCCCGTAGGACAGGTCGGCCGGAGGCTTGCGGTAGTAGCGGAAGATGTCCGTCTGGCGCGACTCGAACACCTGCTGGGCCGCCGAGTTCTCCATCGGGTCCCACGGGTTCGTCAACTCGATCGTGCGGCCCTGCATCGCCGCGATGCCGCGGCGCATCGTCTGCCATGTGTCGAGCACCCGGTTCGATGCCGTGTAGAGCCCCGACTCATCAGCCAGGCCACCCGTTAGCGGCTGACCGAGCTTCGAGCGTGCGGCCGAAGACAGCGGGACGATCTTGCCCCGGTTCGGCAAGCGGATGAAGCCCTCACGGACATGGACAAACTCCGACAGCGGACCCGAATGGATCATCGTCTGCAACGGCTCATAGACGTTAGCCGTCTGCGACTCCGCATATGCCAGCAGCCCGAGCAGCGACTTGCGACGAACTGCACCCATCGCCTCGCCGGCGCGGTACTCGTACACCCAGCCGCAACCGCAACCGTTGTCCTCGCACCGGTACACGTCGCCCTCGACAGCCCAGCCCGCGAACAATGCTGGGCCGACAGCCTCGAACAGCAACATCCCCGCACCCCACGGCGACTTCCCACACTTCTGCGGGCCCACGATCACCGAACGGCGGTAGAAGAACGGGGCAACCAGGCGGCGATGGTCAACCACCGCATCAGGCTTCACCCGGTAGTGATTCAGCGTGCAGAACAACTGCCAGCCGTTGAACGTCAGCGGCTCGCCCTCGTACACGCCGCCCGGCACCTTGCAGTGCTGCTCGACCCAGTCCGTCGCCAGGAAGCCCAGCGTGTGAAGGTCGTTGAAGTCGAGGCTCAGATCCTCAGTTGCCACCGGGCACAGCCTTGAGGCGATCCCGAGACGTCTGACGAGCAGGCGCAGCAGGCTCATCGGAACGACGCGGCGCAAGCTGGTCGACAGCGACAGACCAACCCATCTCAGCCAGGCCAGCAGTCGTCATGCCCACCTGATCGGCGAACCGATGCAACTGGCCCAGCAGCGCCGACGACGCCTCAGGGTCCTCGCACCGCACCGTCGTTCGCACCCACAGTGCAACCGTCCGCTGA